GTCAAACAAGCACAACGCCGTTTCGGCATTACCAATGTTACCGCCCGCATTGACGAACTCCGTCAAGAAGGTCATGTAATCTACACCAACAAGAAAGTTGTTGATGGTAAGAAAGTTGCTTTCTATCGCATGGGCAAGCCAACCAAAGCTTTGGTTAAAGCTGCTCTCAAAGCTGGTTATAATTTAGCCGCTTAAGTCATGATGAGGGGCTCCTAAGCCCCTCTTTTTATTTTATTATCGGAGCTTAAATGGAAATCTCAATTAAAAAAGAAGAACTACAAAAGAAATCTCTTTTCATAGCTACGCCTATGTACGGTGGTATGAACCATGGCTTGTATATGAAAGCCTGTTTAGACTTACAGGGCCTATGCGTACAGTATGGTGTTAAAGTTAAGTTTTCATTTTTGTTCAACGAATCCCTAATTACAAGAGCTCGTAACTATTTGGTTGACGAGTTTCTCAATCGTTCAGAATGTACTCATATGTTGTTCATTGATTCTGATATTAGCTTCCAACCACAAGATGTGATTGCTCTACTGGCATTAGATAAGGATATTGTTGGTGGTCCTTATCCCAAGAAAGCAATCAAATGGAAAGCAGTCAAGAAAGCATTTGAGAAGAATCCTGAAATTGCTGAATCTGATTTATCAAAAATTACCGGTGACTTTGTATTTAATCCAGTTAAAGGTACGGCACAATTTACTGTGTCTGAACCATTAGATGTTTTAGAAATTGGTACCGGTTTCATGATGATTAAGCGTGAAGTATTTGAAAAAATGGAAGAAGCATATCCAACAATCAAATATAAACCAGACCATGTGGGTCAATCCAATTTTGATGGTACTCGTTATATTCATGCTTACTTTGATACGGTGATTGATACCAAAGATTCTATTACAGGCGGTGGTTCTGACCGTTATCTATCAGAAGATTATATGTTCTGTCAAATGTGGCGTAAACTTGGCGGGCAAATCTTCTTATGTCCTTGGATGAGAACTTCACACATTGGTACATATCACTTTGTAGGAGATATGCCAGCTGTTGCTAATTTTGTTGGAGAAATGTAATGTCAACTTTTATTTTATCCGAAATTACTGAAGAACAAAAGGTAAAAAAATGGTTAGACCATAATTTTGATACAGATGCGGTTAAAGCATCCCAAACGGCCACCACAGGTGGTCGTAAGTTTGATGGTGGTAAACTACAATTTGGTTTATTACCAACAAACGCATTAAAGGCAACAGTAGAAATTCTAACTTTTGGTGCAGAGAAGTATGAACCGGATAATTGGAAATGGGTACCAGATGCCAAGCGTAGATACTTTGATGCTGCTCAGCGTCATCTGTGGGCTTGGAAAAATGGTGAACAAAATGATCCAGAAACCGGTAAGAATCACATAGCACACGCACTGTGCTGCTTGATGTTCCTCATAGAACATGATACAATTAATTTTGAGAAGTAATATTTTACATAATGGAGAAAGTAATGAAACTATCAAACGAAACCTTAACAGTATTGAAGAACTTTTCGGCAATCAATCAAGGCATTCAATTTAAGAAAGGCACCAAGCTTACTACAGTATCATCTGGTAAGACTGTCCTCGCACAGGCAAATCTGAAAGATGATTTTCCACAAGACTTCTGTGTATATGATTTAAACCAATTCTTATCAGTACATGGATTATATAAAGATTCTGAAATTGATTTTGATGATGCAAATGTCATCTTCAAATCTGGACGATCCAAGATTAAGTATCGCATGGCAGCCAAAGAGATGATTGTTACTCCTCCAGAAAAAGAACTTAGCATTTCTGCTGATTTCACTTTCACATTGACAGCTGAGGATTACGAAGCGATTATGAAAACCGCTAGCGTATTATCTTCACCACACATTGCTGTTAGTTCTGATGGTGATGCTATTGAACTCATTGCCTTTGATGCTAACGATAACTCAGCACACACAAACGCAATTCAAGTTGGTGAAGGCAATGGCAAGCAATATAAGATTGTATTTAAAACTGAGAATATCAAATTAATTCCTGGTTCTTATACAGTTAATATCTCATTCAAAGGTGTTGGCCACTTTAAGAATACCAAAGATGATATCCAATATTGGATCGCATTTGAAGCTAAAGAATCAAAAAAACCTGAGTAAGAAATTGTGAGCAGTAACTATATTATGGGAGTATTGAATGAATGATTTGAAACACATCCTTTGGTGTGAAAAATATAGACCAGCTAAGGTAGAAGATTGTATTCTACCTGATGCTATCAAGGCCACATTTTTGGAATATGTCGCTAGAAAAGAAGTACCGAACTTATTATTATCAGGTAGTGCCGGCGTTGGTAAGACTACAATTGCAAAGGCTCTCTGTGAAGAAGTTGGTTGCGACTATATTGTTATCAATGGCTCTGATGAGTCTGGTATTGATGTTCTTCGTACTAAAATTAAAAATTATGCTTCATCGGTTTCTCTCGCAGGCGGCCGAAAAGTAATCATTATTGATGAAGCAGATTATCTAAATCCCAATTCAACTCAGCCCGCATTGCGTGGTGCAATTGAAGAATTCTCGTCAAATTGTTCGTTCATTTTCACTTGTAATTATAAAAATCGGATTATTGATCCAATTCATTCTCGTTGCTCCGTGGTTGATTTTAAAATCAATGGTAGCAAACCAAAAATGGCTGCAGCATTCTTTAAGCGTGTTGAGTGGATTCTTGAACAAGAGAATATCACCTACGACAAAGCAGTTGTGGCTGCAATCATTACAAAGCACTTTCCGGACAATCGTAGGGTTCTTAATGAGTTGCAGCGATATTCGATTTCTGGCACAATTGATGCTGGCCTTCTTACTAATGTTGCTGATGTACAACTTGGCAATCTTATCACCGCATTAAAGGAAAAAGACTTTGCTGCAGTGCGTAAATGGGTCACCAATAACCTAGATAATGATCCTGTAAAACTGTATCGCAAGCTGTATGAAGGTTTGTATGAGGTTCTACAAGCCAATTCAGTTCCTCAGCTGGTGCTCCATCTAGCCAAATATCAATATCAATCGGCCTTTGTTCCTGACCATGAGTTGAATATGGTGGCTTGCCTCACCGAAATCATGGTTGATTGCTCTTTCAAGGAGTAATCATGCCAGATTTATTCAAAGAGATTGTTCCGGCAATCTTACAAACCAAGAAGAACCCATTCCGAGATGAACTAGACTATAAGGACTATGTTCCTTTTGTGGTCAATCGTGCTTTGTCGTTCCATCAAGATTGTGTGCTCTATGCTAACGAGATGAACCTTCATCCTGGTATGGAAAAAGACGCTCAATTCCAGTTTTATCTAAATACCATAAGGTCAATGAAACGGAAATTCCAACCGTGGCAGAAATCATTGACCGACAAGGATTTAGATTGTGTCAAGCAGTATTTTGGTTATTCAAATGAAAAAGCCAAAGAGGCCTTGCGTATTCTAAATGATGAACAAATCGCTGAAATAAAAACAAGAATAGAAAAAGGCGGAGTGAACAAATCATGATTTCAATAACCGATTTGGTTGAAGTTACATTAAATGAAAAAGATGACTTCTTAAAAGTACGAGAAACTCTATCCCGTATTGGTGTTGCTTCCAAAAAAGATAAAATATTATACCAGTCTTGCCATATTTTACACAAGCAGGGCCACTATTACATTACCCATTTTAAAGAGTTATTTGCTTTAGATGGTAAACCCACCGATATTTCCGAGAATGACTTATCTCGCAGAAATGCTATCATAAAACTCCTACAAGACTGGGGATTAGTAAAAGTGGTTTCTTCTAAGCAGATTGAAACTCCAGCACCTATATTCCTTTCTCAAATTAAGATTCTTTCCCATAAAGAAAAGCATGAGTGGGAATTGACCCCCAAGTACAATATTGGGGTTAAGAAGAACTATACCAATTAAAGGCTTGCTTTTTTGATTGGTTTGTGTTATAAATATGAATGTAGTCGCCTAATGGGGCTACATTTTATATTAACTCGCTTATCAATAAGGAGAAACAAATGACAAGCACAACTTTATCTTTATTCCCGCAATGGGCTTCCCTCCACAAATCTTTGGATCCATTCACAGTTGGTTTTGATGATGTATTAGACCAAATTCGTGAAGTATCTGAAACAGTCGCCAAAGCAACACCTGGTTATCCTCCGTACAATATTAAACAAGTAAAAGAAAACAAGTATGTCATTGAAATGGCAGTTGCTGGTTTTGCTAGAACTGATATTGAAGTTACTTTAGAAGGTAACAAGTTGGTAATCAAAGGTGCTGTAGTTGAATCTGCTGAAGATCCCGCAAGCTTCATTTACAAAGGTATTGCTAACAGCAATTTCAATCGTACTTTTACTCTTGCCGATAAGGTAGAAATTAAAGATGCTGAAATTGCAAATGGTATGCTTAAGGTCTGGTTG